TCACTCGGGCTTCACGGCAGGCAACGCTATGCGTATCTGAAAGCTGATACGTGAGACACTTTCGGCGGTAACCGAGTGCCCCCCACCCAAGTTCAATCCCATCACCTTGATGCCGCCCTCACCGCCGGTTTCAGATCCCGCCGTAACGGCTACGTCATACTCAATTGACTGCACTGCCAATTGCTTCGCATGCCGACCACTATCCACAGTCAAGATGTCATTGTCTGCCTTCAATGTTCGACAGGTAATTTCAGGAGAAACGTATGCCCCCTTCCCACGGTTTGCCTCCTGCAAATCTGACGTAGCGTCGATTACCGCTTGCGTCGTTTCTTTAATGAAAGCCTTCAAATCCATTCTTAATTTTCTCCTTAGTTGGACTTTCTTGCGGTGAAAGATGGGGAACCATGCCCATAGTGGATCGGGTACTTGCCCGTTGCCCCTACACGTTCAAGAAGACCGCAAGACCGCGCCCCCTTTGGCTTCCGCTTCATAGATGAGGCAACTTCTGACGGTGACAGCGTGGTGCAGACCAAATGGCGCAAGAGGTTTTCAATCTCAGGCTCTGAGTAGTTGCCTGGCAGCTCCGCCACTATTTCGCTGGAAAGGCCGTCAATTTTCTCAATTACCCACTTGGCCACTAACTCTGCTCCTTTTCTGGACCTATCACGAAGCGATAACGCTTCCTTAACCAAACTACCGCATAAGGGTAGCAAGGGACATTCCGCTCCCCTTTTTGTACTAGGCCAAAACCCAGGCGGGCGCCTACACCCAAGGGCGCCCGTCACTCTTTTACCCCAGTGCCCGATGGGGTGGCGCCTGCAGTCAGATGTTGACCTGGTAACGAGTGCCGCGGGCTGCCTTTCTCCTTTGTTGGACCTACTCGCAGGTACCAAAATTAGTCATGGCTGTCGGTTCCGGCCTATGAAAATGATATGTTAACCGAGCAGCAGAATTGGCAAAAACCGTCAGGAAAGCAGTTGATCCGTTCACTTCCTCGCTAAGGAATGTGATAGCCTCGTCACCCCCATTTTGAATGATTGTAACGGGGAAGGTTTGCCCTGGAGACGATATTGTTCCGTCATCCTCAGTGTAGGACACTTGGACAACAAGATCACGCGTACTGCATGCATTGGTTTCCAAGCATACTGTTGAGAATGTGCACTGAAACTGCTTCTCAGCTTGCGCGTCTGAGGGAAGCACAAAAACAAGAGAGGCAGCCCAAACACATGACCTCATACCCCTACTGGCCTGATTAATAGTCAAATGAAGCCTCCTTTGTTGGACTGCTATTTGTTCTCAAATCGCCAACTGAATTTTCAACTTGTTGAGTTCCCACTCATCTTCAAGGAACTTGTCTAAGCATATGATGGCTGCCTTCGCGTCAGCCTTAGCATCATCAGAAAACTCTGTTCCGCTCTCTGGCAGGCGCCAGTAGAATTTCAGGACAGCTTCGGATGCTTCTCGACTCAATCGGCCAAGATCAGCCAGATGAGCATCTTTGATGGGTGTTTTTGCTGTCGAAGTATGCAGGAAGGCCAGGATCTCCGCCCGAATGGCTTTAGCTATTGCTCTCTTAGATCGAACGGCTTCATAGCGTAACAGAGCAACCTCTCTACGTTTTTCCGCCGCGAACTGTAGCACTGAAACAGCTATCGCAAACGCGGATACAAGAACGGCGACCACACCTTCTTCCGGCGGATGTGCTCTCCAATCCGGCAAGAGCGAAGTTTCAAAAATCCGCTGAGTTCCCCAATCAAGAACCCAAACAACAACTCCAAGAACCAATGCGCCGCTGAGCGCGACAGCCGGAAACCGTAAGAACTTAAAGTACATGAAATACAGGGCCTTTCGCACGGCCTTACTCCTATTCAGACTCATCATCCAGGGCGCTGCCGCCATCGCGGCCGGCATCCCATTCCTTCTGCCAGGCATAGTATGCGGCCCGGCTGATCGGCGGCCCCTTCAGATCCTTGATCTTTTCAAACACGGTCATTCCGCGGTCGCCCATCTGCAGCATCATTGAGGCGACCTCGGCACGCTCCTCGGTCATTGAAATCGGGCGGCCGGGCATTTCGCCCCGCGCCTTGGCCCGCTCGATCCCGGCCTTGGTGCGCTCGATGATCAGGTTGCGCTCCAGCTCCGCTACCACGCCCATCATCTGCAGCATGGCTTTGCCCATTGGGGTTGTCACGTCCACCCGCTCAGTCAGGCTGAAAAAGGAAATGCCGCGGTCACTGAGCAGGTTCAGGACTTCAAGAATGCCCTCAAGCGTGCGCCCCAGGCGGTCGAGCTTCCAGACGACAAACTCCGTCCCGGGTACCTGCGCCAGCCGCAGAGCGCGAATAAAATTGGGCCGATCCATGGTCCCGCCGCTGGCCCGGTCCACAAAAATCAGCGCCTCCGGGACCCCGTAATCCTTGAGGGCTTGGATCTGCATGTCGGGGTTCTGGTCCGCAGTCGAAACGCGGGCATACCCGATCTTGCGAACTGGCTCTTTCTTGGATTCGGACACTGCTTTCTTACTCAAGCTTCGGACTCATGCGCCCAATCTGGATAGTATTTCTGGACAAGGCAACCTGTGCGGTACCGCCCCTCACTACTTTCCCGTATTTGCGAGCCACGAACACAAGGCGGAACCTTACGGACATTCGCAGCATGTGCAGCCAAGAAAGACCACCTCGGCAGCTTTGCGTAGGAAGCGGACTTAATACTTGTGCAAAGGCGGATCACTCTAGACTTCCTAAAGCTGAGATGTTGTCCGCCGGAGCTACAGTCTACGAAGTTGTCTCTTAGACAATGGTGCCGAGTCAGATGTCGATTCCCAGTTTTGCAAAGAAGGCTTTATTCCGCGCCTTTGCTGACTGTAAAACATCCGTGAACGATGATATTTCAATGAAAGTTCGGAATTCTTCGTCCCATTTGTAGAAGCAGTTCGTCCCAGCCTTCTGATGGAACGGCCCTAATTGACGCATCACTTTCATCAATGAAGGGGTGACGTCCGCAATGATATGGCAGGTAAAGGGTGTGTGTTCGCTGACCTCTCGCAGAACGACGCCGTCATGGCGAACGGCGTTTCGTGCTTGCCGCATGTCATCAACATAATTTCGCACCTGCGAAATAGGGTTGTCAGACATCGTGTAGTCATCACGCTTTGGCTTCTTGAACTCTACAATCGTAATAGGTTGAGCTGCATCATTGTTTTGGAAACCTAGCCCGAGATCAAAAAACGAAATATCTGGGCGTTTTAGTGGAGCTTGTGGGGCTTCCACCTGCGATTTCATTTGCTTATCGGAATTGAAGTACGAGTAAAATGCCAACCTGTCATCCACGATCCAAAGGTTGTGGTCGTCGTAATTCAAGTCGTCAGAAGTTGATTGCAGCGGGCATACGATATCATGAACAACGCTCTCATATTCAGATTTCTGTGCATCTGCATCAGTGTACCGTTGCGCTTCTTCAAATACATCCAGTATTAACTTTCGCTTCATGACATATTCTGCGAGAGATGAAATGGATTCGGATTGCAGGCCATTGACAAACTCTTTTGCCTTCTTATCTATGTCGGGCAAGTCTTTTTTTACTGATGTTTTAAAGTTGTTCTTCCTGCGCCGGTAATCCCGATATGATCTACGTGAGAGTTCGAGGTAGATGTCCTCTTCTTTCTGCGTCGATAGGTGCAGATCATTTGCCACTTTCTCTGGCTCTACGGTTACTGTCAAAAAGCGAGGGTGCTCTTTCCTCAAGGTCGAGACTACAACCATCTGTTTCTCACGGATGACCTTCAGCTCTGGCTCTAAAAAACTCTTGGCCAGAGACTTTGCTTGGTCAACAATGCTTTCAATGTCCTCATCTGACAGCGAAAAGTCTGTGCGGGTTTCGTTCACAGCTTGATCCAGGGCCTGAGATTCAACGTAACCTAGGAAAGCAAACTTACCGCTGATGGCCTTTAATCCGAAGACGCCATCCATGTCGAAACGACGTACAGCGCGTCCGTTCGCACCCAAATAAAGGGCGTTGGTACTCTTCTCGTCATCTGAAATCGACTTCGGCAGAAGAAAACAGTGCAGCACGAAATCTTGCTCGCCTGTGTCTATTGCGAGTTCGAATTTGAAGTCTTGATCACGTTCGGTAGATTCTGTGAACTGATCGAACAAATCTATTTCTTTTTCTCCGTCTATAATTCGGATTCGTGGATGGCTAATATTGATGAAATAGCTGATAAAGTGGGCCAGTACTCGACTAGCAATCGTATCTGCCTTTTTAGGAATTGCGCGCGCATAAACCTCTTTGAAGGGGTGCAAATCGACAACCGTACCGATTTGCTCTGGCTCACCGCCATTTGTCTTCTTCATTCCCTTTAAAGGGTCCTCGATGCAGAATTCAAACTCAAGGCGATTGACTGAGGAGTCTTCAAAAAAGGAACTACTGACGACCGCGCTGTCTAATACTTTCAGCCAGAGCAAGCGACCCACCCCTTTGCCACCGATGAGAGCCTTTTTCCGGGAGTCCATTCTTTGGAAGGATTCTAGGTTTTTTTGCGTAAAACCGATGCCGTTGTCCCGAACACGAAACCCCACGTAGTCTTTATCCGAGTTCCGAATGATCGTGATATCCACGATCCCCTTGCCTATTTCGTCTTTCCCAAATCTATCTTCAATCGCGTGGATTGAATTCATGACTGCCTCAAATAGCGGAAAGAGAGCATTCTTTGGGTTGGGTGCCAGAGAGATGTTGTTAATACGGCCTTCGGGATCATTGTCCCACTTAGAAATAACTTGAGGCATAAATTCGAAACTTTTCGTTAAAGTTGTGTTGCGGATTTCAGCTTCCGCGTAAAGGTATACAAGAAAGGGTAAGAACCGCAACTCCCGTGAGTGCGTTCACAGCAGCTCACGCGCTCAACTGGTGGATACCAGCGTTATGCCGGACTCGGCAGTGTTGTGTCCAATTCTCATCGCTCACCTCGAGCTGCGACCGGAATCTTGCGCCGTCAGAGGTTTTGGCTTGGTCGATGGTCGGAACAGTGCTGTTCGCAACCTTGCTGCACATGATAACCTGAGTGATCAGGCCAATGGAGGCGAAGGGCCGTTTGCGACATGCTGCACGAGCGAAGGTCAGCGCCTCGTTCGAGGGCCGGTCTGGGCTCGAACGGGCCGTCGCTGCTCGCAGCAGCGGATGGCGGGATGAGCCCAAGTTGACCGATGCTGCAACTTGTACGAAAGGTGGTTTTTTGAAAAGCTGAAGAGGGATGCATCATGATAACCGTCAGTTATTTCCAATCGCTCTAAGGAACACCTCACTTGGAATTCGTAGTAAATCTAGCTGCCGTCTTGGTTATTCCTGCCGCTATTTTTTCCTTTTCGCGGCATGTCGCCCGAGATGAGTACAAGTCTCTCCGCGAGAGCGGACAAAAGCTCAATCTGAACACGTACAATCTTCGCTCAGCATACCAACGCAGGCCCGAGGATCCCTTACGCGAGAGCCATATCAAGCTAGCGAAAATCGGCTACCTGCACTGGATCGCCATTCCAGTCGGCTTCCTCATCGTATTCTTTCTCGCGATAGGCTTAGAATTGCTTCGGCAAAGTGCTTCCTAGTCAATCTAGCCATCTCGTGATGCTTCCGAACAAAGCAGACCTCGGAATGTGTCAAGCAAACTAGCGCTTTGTCCCGTGAGCGGATTTGCCGTGGCAGGGCGGTGAACGGCCGCTCAGGCGCCGATTGCGTCGTGCTGCAGAAGCGAAGGCCTGGCAAGCGATCAAGGTCCGCTGTGGGCTCGAACCACCCGCTTGTGATCGCCCCATCAGGCGGCAGGATTAGAGCTCAACCTACATTACAGTGATAACGTCGCCTACAGCGATGGTCTTGTTCAAGCAAAACTCGCGGTCTGCCCTCATATGCAGATGCTGTGGATCGAGAGGGCCATTCGGCCTTGGTCGATAGACCTCGCATGGGAACGATTTGCCAGCTCTTGAAACGAATATCCTAGCTTCCAAAATAGTGGAAAAGGCCAAATCAATCTGATTTTCTGTGTACAGAACACAACGACTTCTACCGTCCTTGTCGTCGGTCAGAAGATCAATATCGCTTATCTCAATATTCATGAGGAACAGTCGCATTAAGACGAGCAAAGTTCAACATTAGTGAGGTCCTGCTTAGCAGGTTTGCCGTAATCTAATGCTGAACGTCCGCTTGCCACCGCTCGCGACGTGTTGCACATGCGAGAAGATGCCAGGAGCGGACGACCGCAAAGGGCTCAACACGACCTGGCAGACTCGCAGTCCAACAAACGCCGCCCCTGAAACGACAAAAGCCCCGGCGCTAACCGAGGCTTTTTGCTTTGGCGCTTCCGGCCTAGATCCCCCAGCCGCTCCGCAGGTAGCTTACATTCCGCTCAACCGCAGCCGGGGCCAATTGTTCGGTATAGGCCAGAACCTCGCACATTGGCCCGCGCCAGGCCCGGTTCAAGCCGTTGTTCCGCCCGCCGATCGCGGCCAGGGGAAATGGCGTTGCCGAACTGAAATGAACCACCGACAAGGGCAGCGGCAAAAGCTCTGTGGTTGCCGCGCCGCCGTTTACATGAACGGTCATTCCGGCAGGTATAGACCCGGTGAAAACCCCGGAATTGTTTTCGTGGCCGATCACCCGGTTCGGACTGCCGGCATCCAGCCCGGCCAGGTCAGTGATCAGAGTATTGTAGCTATTGAATGCAGCCCGCGCACCGTCACCGTAGGCCAGGACAACGAACACCTCCCTGACCATCGCGTCAGCAGGCAGGCTCAATCCCCGCGAATTGCTTTGATCCGGCCAGACCAGCGCAGGACGCCCGCCAGCGAGCGGTTCAGAAGCCACATAGGTCGGACCACCATCCGCCAGCTTGGACAACCCCAGATAGCCCGCAACCAGGTTGCCGATTGCAGACACCTCATCACCAGCTTCAAGCTGGATGGTTCCGGTAGCCTTCGCGCTGTACCAGCCGATCAGACTTGAACGGTCGGGAAGACAATGCCGCTGCTGTTGAGTTGCTACCATCACCGAATGACCGGCGCCGAGCATCAGTACCAGCCCGCAACGGATGCCGTGGTGCCTGAGGCCTCGATGCCCACGGCGGAGAACCCAATGGTCTCCCCGGCAATGACCGCGTAGACGATCACGGCTCCGGCCTCATCACGGACAGCCAGATCCCCGGAGGTCAGGACGCGCAGAACGCGCGGCTTTACAGGCAGGTCAACGCCATCCTGTGGGACAATAGTGAAATGTCGGGAGCATGGGCTTTCCAGACCGCGCTGAAAATGGGCGAAATGATCGATTTGGGGCATATCCCATTCCTTATGGATACAGTTTTCAAAAAGGCCCCAGCGATCGCCAGGGCCTCAAGTTCGTCAGGCAGACCTATTCGCGGGCCTGCCGCACGGCCTCTGCAATCTTGCCGCGCGCCAGCCGCTGCAGGACCGCCTCCGTGGGCTTCAGCGCCTTGATGGCGTCAGGCACGGATTCCCGGGCATGCTGGATCGCCTCATTGATCAGAACATCTGCCGCAGCCTCCCTGCCATCTTCCAGAGCCGCACGGATGCCGCTCATCAGAGCGGTGTGAAGATCACGCTGCAGCGCCTGTCCGACCTGGACCCCGAAATGCTTGCGCACCATCAGCGCGGCGGCGGCAATCGCTGATGTCAGGATCAGTGCCAGCGCCTCGATCAGCAGCGGCGTCAGGTCAGGGAGAAGGTTTGTAAGGTCCATTGTTCAGTCCTTTCAGTTGGAGAAAACCGGCCCGCGATCAGCCGCGGGACAGGGTGAGAAATTTCAGCAGCCAGGCAGGCAGCCACGGCAGCGTTGCAGGCTTTGGCGGGGAAACGGGCGGCAGGGCGCGCAGCTCCTGGTGCAGCGCGGCGCGGGTCTTCGGTCCGATCCGGCCATCTGCAACCAGGCCAACAGAGCGCTGAAACCCGCGCCGGTCCGACGCCGCATACCCCAGCAGCACAAGCTGGGCTTTGTCGGTCCACTGCTGCCGCTCGGAAAGGTGGTTATAGCCGCCATTGATCCGCCGGGTGACCACCCGCACATCGCCAGCATCGGCCGGCACATTCAGGCCGTTCACACTCCAGAACCAAAGCGGCCCCAGCCCCTCCCAGGGATCACGGTTCACAGCGTCCGGATCTGCCTCAAAATCCGGCGCGGACGGATCGAGGCGCCGCGCCCAATCCCGGAACTTCCGGTAATTCCAGCGCCCGGTGATCTGGATTGGGCCGCGGCCCCGGAATTTTTTGCCGTCGCCATCGGCTTCAGGCGTGTTGCCGAGATCCGTGCGAATGTCATAGCGGGCCTGCGCTGGCGTCGGCCCCCACAGCTCACGATCATATTTGAACGCCCCGCTCTCCAGCAGCAGCTGGCCCAGCAGGTAGGACAGCCGGTGCGGATGGTTCAGGCCGTAATCAAAGCCGAAAGTGTTCACTCCCAGCAGAAACGACTTCGCGTTTCGCTCCTGCGCCCCACCGGCCTGCATCGGCCCGGTGATTTTCTGCAAGGTTTCAAGCGTCAGAATTTGGGTCATGTGCCCTCCAAAAGAAAAGCCCCGCACAAGCGGGGCCGGTTTCAGGTTTGGTTTTCAGTCTTATGCGGCGCTTAAAATGACCCAACTAAGGGCCAGCCAAAGCAGCACGGAAAGCGCCACACGCACCCGGCGCCAGGTCTTTGAACGCAGGAAGCGGATCATGACCCCGCCCCCATCAAGCGCCGCACCAGGTGGATCAACGGGCCACGGAAGCGGCTGAAGGCGTCATGCGCCACATATGCCGCCAGAAAGGCGATAATCAGCGTCAAGGCCGGGTACTGGATCTCGAAGTGCTCCCGCAGCCAGTGAGCCACCATGGGGCCGCCCAGAACGCCGATCAGCAGGTTAAACACTGCGACGGCAACCGCGGGCTTAAGGCGCAGCCCATCGCCTTCCAGCAGCGCCAGCGTCACGCCAAGCATGGCGACAACAACCACCTCCCAGTTTGATCCGTACTGCGCCAGCCAGCCCCCGGCCACGCCAAAGAACCCCGCCATGGCGGAGCCGAAGCTTTCAAATTTCATGAGGTATCCTGCTCGTTTTGCTGCGGCGTCAGGCGCCCAAGGTTCCGGCCATGATGAAGCACATCAATTCGGGATAGCGCAGCCCCAGGCGTTCGCCGTCCTCGACCTCTTCGGTGAACTCCCTTTTCTCTTCGACCAGCACCGGAACCCGCGCTGTCTTCTGGACGGGGCCACCCGGGCCAGGCACCATTACCGGCTGCCCGGCTTCATCAAAGACCGGCAGCACCTCATAGACAGGCACCGAGATTTCTTCGGATACAGTCTTCTCAGTTGCCCGCCCGTCGATCACTTCAATGATCGTCCGCTGTTGCGTTGATTTCTCGACCTTTTGAACCTGGACCATTTTGGTATCGGTCACAGTGCGGAAAATCTTGTCGCGGGTGAACATGCCGTAACGGCCTGCATCAAGGCCTTCCGCCGCAAACTTCCGCTCCACCCATTGCGCCATTTGACCGACGTGCAGGCGGGCACCGGCCTCCCCCTTATCCGCCACAGCAGAGATCCACTGAAAGATGCGGAAATCATTGACCAGCTCCTGCGCGACCCGCTTTTCAGCCTCATTCAAGGGCCGAATATTGGCTTTCTCCCCCATGTCCGAGGTGTTGATTGCCCCATCTACCGCGAAGATCTCTTTCAGGCGTTTGCTTGCGGAGCCGCCTGTGTGGGTGTTGTCTGTACCCGGCTCGATTGCTGTACTGGAAACGCTAAGCGCAGCCTGGCCCGCCGCATGCAGCTCGATAGCCCCCACATCATGAACAAGCCGCAGCTTATCCAGCAGCGCAATCACCCGGGCCTCCGGAAGACCACCCTTCATAAATTCAAGCGCGGCCTCGCCACTGGCATTCCCCGCATCAAGATAGAAGTTTGCATCCGGGTCAGCACCTGCCGCGTCGGTGTTCTTCACGCGGATCGCCACCTCGCCCCCGATGCCCTGCACATCGATGAGATGAGACGGAGAGGCAGTACCGACGCCCAGCTTATCGGCAAAGTACGCCACGGCAGCAGCAGAGAGCGCCGTAAACGCCCCCGCCGCCGGGGTCGTTTGCCCGATATCCGTATCGTTCAGCTCGCCGCCGATGACCGTGCTGTTTTCGGTCAGCCAGGTCACAAAGGCATCCACGAAGCTGAAGAAATCATTCACCGCCCACTGAAACAGCAGCACCATCTTTGCATCAAAGTCGGCCTCCGGCGATGAGCGCAGAGGAATATCCGGCTTGGCCGGTTGAGCAGGAAAATCCATGAGTTTTGCCCTATTTGAGAGTTTTCATAACCAGGGGAAAAACACTGTCCCCTGCAATATCGATCGGCTGGCTGTGGTCATCGACAAACCCCAGCCCCTCGATCCCGTAGCTTGGAGCACCACCGGACAGGTAGAAGGCCGTAGCCACCCCATCGACCTCTGCGATAATGTCCATCACGCGCGGCGCCTGCAGCGTCTGGACAATGAGGTCCACTTCAACCCGGCGCGTGGATCCGCGCTTCACCAGGATCTCATCACCAAAATCGTCATACCCCTTCCGGCTGTGGCTGACGTGCTGGATATTGGGAAGGTTCATCACCTCCCCCAGGATGTGATTCCGGCCAAGCACGATATGCCCGACCTCAGCCACGGAACCCGGCGCCGAAATGGTAATATCGATCCGGTGGCCGATGTAGCCGGGGAAGCCGTTCAGCACCTTCTGACGCTGGAAAACCACTCCGCCAAAGAAATAGGTATACATGCTGACCACATGTCCGGTGTCTGCCATCGCAAAGGTCTGGTCATAGATCAGTGTGGCACCGTCAAAGACCTCGATCTGAACCGACCCCGCCGACAGGCCGAATAGCGAAATGGCATCGCAGTCCTGGCTGGGCACGATCGAGTAGGTGATTTCCTCCGCATAGCTGGCCCGGTTTGACCGGCGCTGATCAAACGCGCTCCAGCGGTTTGTTGCCTTCAGATCGAGCCACCAAGTGCCATCATCCGAAACCGGATCATTGCCCTGGTTTCCAGCCTGCATGCTCTCATAGATCCGGTGCGAGGTGGTCGAGATCACCTTTGCGCCGAGGCCGAAGGATGTGCCGGCATCCCATACCGCATGATCATTTTCCGGAATGTTCGAGGTCGTCAGTTCCGCATCGGTAACAGTCATCGGCGCGATAATGTTGAAATCCATCAGACACGCACCTCCGGCTGACCAACCTCATCCCAATCTTCCAGGTACTGCGCGACCTTGCGCACCATCATCTCCATCCGCTGCCCCTGAACGGCGACTTGCTTTGCAAGCCCCTCGACACTCCGGACCACCTGGCGGTTATCCAGCATGGCAACCGAATCCGAATGGCTCACAACCCGGCTGGGGCCGGTGTTCTCCAGTTCCCAGCCGCGTTCCCCGACAATCCGCCAGCCGCCCAGATGTTTGCCGCCACCCGCAAATTGCGGAATCGCACCCATCGAGCGGATCTGCTTGCGGAGGCTTTCGGCCTGCACCGCCGCCTTGCTGGCCTTCGAATTGGCCGAGCTGACGACATTGCCAAAAGAGGCCGTGCCGAATTCATCCTTGAGGGCTTTCTTGAATGCCGCGAGCTTGCTGGGAGTTCCGCCATAGTAGTCAAAGGAGGTAACAAGCTGGCCGTCCTTATTGACGGAAATCGACCGCTTTTGCCCGTGCAGGCTGACCCCGTATTTCTCGCGCAGGGCATTGAACTTGTCGGCAATCTCCTGCGGCCTCTTAGCCGCCGCCGCTGCATCGCCCCCCTTCACCTGAAGGCCCGCAATCTTTGCGTTCCGGTTCCTTTCCCGGCGATCCGCATTGACGGCATCCCGGAGCTTGCCCAGCATACTGGTCAGCGAGTTCATTGGCGCCTTCACACCGCTCAACCCGCCGGTCAGCGCACCGAACAGCTTAGACATAGATCCAGTCGGGCTGACTTCCGCAATGCCGGGGTTTTTGCTGGCTTCCACGATGTCAGCCCCCAGCGCCTTCAACCGGTCCTGATACTGGGCGACATCCTCACCGAATTTCTTAGAGCTGGCATTTGCGGTCTGCAGGTATTCGCCCAGTTCCGTGAGGACGCTGGTCTGCTCATCCAGGAGGTCCGCAAGCCGTTCCTCAGCATCACCCGCCGCGTCTGCCAGCGCGGTCATCTGGTGGATCTCCGCCTGCACCTGGGCCGCAATACGGTTGAACTCCAGCGCGGAACCGGCGCTGTCCCGTGCGCTCTGCAGGTATTCCCGCGCCAGGCCTGGAAGCTCAGCAGCGGCGTCAGTATCGCCGCCGCGGGCGCGCTCCAAGGCACTCAGGTAGCGGCCCCGCAGCGCTGCTGCCGTTTGTGCAGAACTCGCGCCAGAAAGACCGGAGTTCAACAGACCGTCCTGGAAGTCCCGCAGCTTGGCAGCCGTGCGGTGCCACAGCTCAGCGGACGCCCGGGCATCAGCGGCCATGCTGCGCGAAACCTCGATCTGATCCGCAACGGTCTTGCCGATCGCCTCAAGCTGCTTTGCAACGCCCTGGCTGATCCCGGCCCGCGGGTCCAGCACCTGGCCAAGCCCGCCTGACAGCTTCAGAAGATCAGCATAGAGCTTCCGCCCGGACGCTGAGGTCCGGTCAATTCCCTCGACCAGGCTGCGGAATTCTTCCCGGCTCTGCGGCATTGCCAAGCCAAGTTTTTTGAACTCCGCGGACAAGCGGCGGATGGTGGTCTCCTGCCGTTCGGCGTCGGAATAAAACCCGGTCCAATAGGCGGAAACGGCATTTGTCATGGCCTCAGCGCCGCCGAAGTCATCCACCAGTCCAGACGCCATATCAGCGCCCTGAAGCGACTTCTTGAAGCCGGACAGGCCCAGCAGGTCAAAGGCATCGTTGACCTGCAGCAGGCTTGTCGACAGCCGCGTCAGGGTCTCCGTGGCACTCTCACCAGCCTTTGACCACTTGGACGTGCCAAGGATCAATTCGGACATTTGATTTGAGGCTGTTTCGAAACCCCGCGCCAGGTCTTTCTGGATCTGCTCCTGACTGCGCCCGCTGGTCAGGATCGAGACGAAATGCCCCTTGTAGTCCTTCAGGGCATCCCGGCCACGCCCCAAGGCCTCCGACATTCCCAGCAGGCCTTCTGTCAGACCCTTTGCCTGATTGCTGAGGCCTGTTTTCAGGTCGTAATCAAGCGCCTTGCGGACATCCTTGTCGCTCCGGAACAGCCCGCCCTTGAAGTGATCCCGGGCGTAGCCGTCGAAACCATCCGCGCCAATCGTGCCCTCCAAAGCCGAATAGGCGAACTTCCGGCTGAAGGCCTTCTTCAGGAAGGCCGCGCCAGCAATGATTACGCCGATTGCAGGGAGCGCGGCACCTATTGCGCCCGCGGTAAAGCCTGAAGCGCCTGTAATCAAACCACCGACATTTGCGAAGCTAGCACCAAGCCCGCCGCCGCTGAGGATGCCGCCAAAGCCGGATGCCAGCCCACCGAGGCCGCCAAGAATACCGCCAGATCCAGCAAGCCCGGCCAAGCCCGTTCCTCCAACCCCGAGAATGTTTGAAATGCCGCCCAGAAAACCGGGGAACCCTCCGCCAGCAGAGCCGCCGACAGCCTGACCGCCGCCACCCCCTAGGGAAAGCCTGTCGAGAGCCAAAAAACCCGTAATCTGCCCGACAATTGGCAGCACAATCTTCGTATGCGCAAACTGAAACTGAATATCCCGCAGCATGCCCTCGATCGTGTCGGTGAGGCTGCCGCCCTCAAAGGCGGTGCGGGTGATGTTTTCAGCCCAGCGTTCCTGCTGGTCCGCAATCCGCCGCGTGGCTTCTTCCGCCGCATCGAGTTCAATCAGTTGATCGGCCAGGCCGGAGATCTGCGCCTTGCTGTACCCCTGCGCATCTTTACCCAGGCGCTGCTGCACAAGCCGGATGGCTTCCAGCTTCTTCCACTGGGCTTCAGTAACACCCAGCAGCTCGCGCCGCTCCTTGATCTCCTTCTGCAACGAAGCCATGGCGCTCTTGGACGCCGCCCCGCCTGAGGATTTGACCTTATTCAGCGCTGTCAGCTGCTTTTGATACTCGCCCCGTAGCTGCTGTTCCTGCGCATAGAGCTGCACCTGCAGATCAATCGTCCGCTGAACACCTTCCCGCTGACCCTCATGGAGTTCGCCAAGAGGCCCCGCCGAGGCTTCCAGCTCCGCCCGGTATTTCGCAACATTGGCGGCAGCCTCACCGCCGCCAGAGGACAGAACCGCCATACCAGCCTTCAGCCCGGCGATTGTGGTCTGCGCGGATGCGATCGCACCCGGCACCGAAGCGAGGTAGGAGCTAAGCGCCGAGGCTTGGCCGGAGGCGGCGGCAAGACCGCCCGCGAGGGCGTTGCTGTTCTCCGCCGCGGTTGCCGCGTTTTCGGCTGCATTGCCGGTTTCAGTGGCGGTGAGCTCAGCCGCAACGGTCGCGGCATCAAGACGGGCCTCAGCTTCGGCAAGCGCCGCGCTCAACTCCCTTACAGCTCTCTGAGCTTCAGAAATCCGGCCCGACTGCATGAACACTGAACCGATAACACCGGTAAACTTGGCCGCCTCCAGTTCAGCCTTGGCAGCTTCAAGCGCCTCGCGCGTGGTGTCGCGCGCAGCTTCAGCGGCCCGCCGCATCGCCTCCGCGTTCTTTGCGGACATGTTCGAATAGAAGGTTTCCGTGGCCGTGTTCAGCACGTCATGCGCCGATGCCAAGTCACGAATGGCGGTTTCGAAATTCTCCGCCGCCTCTTTCGACTGCTGAAAACCCTGGTAGATGCCCGCGGCAACACCAACCAGGGCGCCGATCCCGGTTGCCAGGGCCGCCAGGCGCAGCAGCTTCAAACCGCGGGTCAGACCCTTGATGGCAACGCCAGCAAGCGCGGCCTTGGTGCTGGTTGCACCCAGTGCGATTTCCAGCGCCACAGCAGCCTTTGCAGCCGCAATGAACTTGACCGGTGCCAGCGCCACAGCGGTCACCACACCCGTCAGCGCGGCACCCAGAGGCGCCACGACCTTCAGCATCAGGCCCAAGCCGATCGCGGCAGGCCCAACGGCAGCCGTCAGCGCAGCCCCCACCGAAATAAACTGCTTGGTGCGGTCGCTCAGCCCGTTAAACCATTCCGCGGCGTCTGCAGCCTGATCGCTCAGCCATTCCAGCGTGGGGGCCAGGCCCACTGCAAGCTGATTTGAGACGCCGCGGCCCACCAGCCCAAGGCGCGAAATCGCGTCATTGGTGCGCTCGATCTGTTCAGCATCCACTTCCGAGACAGCCACGCCAAACCGTTCGATATCGTCGGTTGCGATGCGCAGGGCTGATCCGTCGATCCTGGTGAAGATCAGGCCTGCCCGGCTGCCGAACAGATCCGAGGCCACCGCCGCCCGCTCCGCTTCCGGAACATATTGCGCCAGAGCGGCCTGGATCTTTGCAAGGCGCTCATCAAGCGGCAGGCGCTGCAGCTGCTGGGCATTCAGGTGCAGACGGGTCAGAGCCTTGGCAGCGGCACCCGTGCCGCCTGCCGCCTGGCTGAGACGCTTGGTCAGCTGAATGGTGGCCTGCTGCACCTCCCCCATCGAGACACCGGACAGATCCGCAGCACGTTCCAGCACCTGCAGGGATTTGACCGTGGTCCCGAAGGATTGCGCCATTTTGGCCTGGGCATCGATCACCTTCAGGCTGGACTTGACCGCAACCGCAGCGGCGCCGGCCATCGGCAGGGTGAGGCCCACCGTCATCTTGCGGCCTACAGCCTCAAACTTGCCGCCCAGCCGCACCATGCGGCGTTCCAGGTCACCCATTGCGGCTTTTGAACGCTTCGCGCCCGTTTCAAAGGCCGCGGAATCCAGCGAAAGAACGCCCCTGAGGGCGCCGATAACTGCGGACATCTACTGCCCCTTTTTGCTCTGAAAGTGCATGTTCAGCAGACCCGCGCGCAGCTGCGCCAGTTCTGCGGCCCGATTGCGTTCGGCAGGCTTCTTGCCGCCGATCGCCTTGGTGAAATCCGGCATCTTGCCGGGGTTGTGGATGGCAAATTGCGTGAGAATGCCCAGCTCCTGATTGAGCACCCGCCGCGCCGCGAATTCGGCATCTTTGGCCTTGATCCGGGCGCGGGTGATCAGGTCGAATTCGCGCAGGCTGACGTGCCAGAATTCGGCGTGATGCAAGCCCAGCTCACACCACACCGAAAACAGCTTGTGCCAGTCTATGCGGCTGGGCTTTTCGCGTTTCCCGCGTCACCCTCTTCCGCCGCTTCCTCACCCTCTTCTGCTTTCAGAAACGGGAAGGCGATCGACAGGCATTCGCCAAGGTGAACCGCGGACGGATTGGGGCCGCCCAAAGCGTCCAGGATCTCCGCGGCCTCTTCGCGTTCAACGCCTTTGCCGTCGTCCAGGAACGCCGCCCAGGCATCGATCACCAGATTGACGCCGCCGCTGCCGTCGATCAGCTCCTCCAGCAGGTCACCGATAGGCTTGCCGCCTTGCAGCTGCTCCAGCCGGGCTTGCGCCAGGGTGGAAGCCTTCAGCTTGTGGGTCTTACGGCCCACTTTCACAGTGTGAGTGCTGATCATACCGCGGCGCCTTTCGTCCAGGTCACGAGGCCAGTCGGGCGCAGCTTCAGATCAGTCATCAGGTCACCATCCTGATCCACCGACGGAATCGACGGGTTCAGGAACGCCTGATACTTGAAGGTGTCACCGGCAGACTGCACACCGTCCTCCGGCGGAATCTTCACTCGGAAGTAAACCGGCTTGCCTGCGGCCTTGTAGGCCAGGGCCTGTTCATAGAGGCTGGTGGAATAGAAGCAGTTCAGCGTCAGTTCGCTGGTATCGGTCAGACCGACGCCCCATTCCTTGCTGCGGCCCGGGCTGTCCAGCGATGTGCGGTCGCGGTATTCCTGACTTTCCTCCGGAATGCCGACCGTTTTACAGCCCTTGATCACGACATAGTTTCCATCCACGTCATCCGCCGACCATTCGATGTCGCACAGATCACCAGGAACGACATTTTGAGCCATTTCCTATCCTTTCACGATGATGATGATTGCCGGTCACCCGGCGATGGTTAGGCGCGGTAGCGCACCCGGAAATCCAGCTGTTGAAGCCGGATCACATCGCCGCCGGATTCTGCTGATCCGTCCCGGCGGGATATCTCTTTGCAGCGGATCACAGATCCACCACGGAAACTTGTAAGGGTTTCGGACACCAGCGGCACGAGGCTGATCAGATGGCCGTACTTCTCTGCGGCGACATTCACTTGAACGCGCGCCGTCTCGACATCCGCCCGGTCACTCAATGAATATCCTGTCATATTGCTGATGCGCTGCAGGTTGATGCGTGGGAAACCTACATCATCCTCGAAGACCCCCCAGACCACCGGGTAACCGAGCGTTTTCAGTAGATCCTTCAGCTCACCTTCCATGCTCATTTGGCAGCCCTTTCCGCCTTCCTGCGCGCGCGCTCGATCGTCTTTTCAATCTCCGCCCAGGTCTCGCGCTTAAGGGTTTCCAGCATCCCTGCCTGGTTCGCGTCCCAGGCCGGGCGCATGAACGGCCGAGCAGGCATTGCACCCACCGACTTGCCGCTTTTCATGTGAAAGCGCGGCGCAGTGCCAAACTCAAAAAGATGCGCATGCGGAGCATCATCGCCGTCCGGCATGACCGGCCCCACGTACAAGGCCAGCTTGCTGCGCCCCCGGTCACCGCGCGCTTCCTTCTTCTGGCGCGCTGTCAGTTTGCTGGTGACTGCAACCTTGAACTTTCCTTCAGCCAAATCCTCCGCAGCTTCCGCCACTGGCTTAAGCGTTTTCTTCATCGCCCGCCGCATTGCTCCCTTGGCCGTACCGCGCGCAAGTTCCGCAAGCGCCCGCTCGATGTCACCTGCGCCTCCGATTGTGAACTTCATTCCCATGTCATCCGGCCCCCTTCATCAGCCGCCAAGCTGTGATTTCCAGCCCTTCACGGTACCCGATCTCCTTGACTCCGGTGATCCGCCAATCATCACCCTGAAACTGCAGACGGAATGCGCCTGTGACCGTCGCAAGCTTCTCGGTCCATAGAACCTGAAACCTTGCGTCTGTTTTCTGCTCAACGGCAGCGGCGCGCAGCCGCTCGCCGTCGCTCACCGGCTGATAGGATGCCCAGGGATTTGCATACTGTGCCCATCCGGTTGCTTCCTGTTCGCCCGCTTCGTTTTCCTCGAAAGCCGCTTGCAGGATGACAATGCGCCGGTCGCGCTGCGCGATCCGCATCACCGCCACCATGTCTTGTAGTTCGAGACCAGCCTGCCGATCGACAGCGGCACCTCAACAGGAGCGCCCTCGAACACGACTGGCTCTCGGGCCTTGTAGAGATGCGCCGCGAAAAGGAGCACTGCGTGGCAAACCGGCTTGGGAACCGCCTCCGCGGCGGCACCGTATCCAGCAATATATTCGATCCGCAATGGCGCGCGGTGATAGCCCGGCCGAGGCCAGGATGACGCCGCCGCAACTCGGAACCTGCCTTCTTCCTCGTACAGCTCTACCGCAGCAGCGGGCACATCCTCCCAATCCCCGGCCGCATTGAACACCTCAACCCTAACCACGCTCGAAACCGGCGATAGGAACAACTCAACTGCCCGCCCCTTAGTTGGCACCACCGAGAAAGTTTCGCGCCATGTCTGACTGATCAGCGCGCGGCCGAGCTCACCTTCAGCGCCGTCGAATTGAGCAACCGCTGTATCCAGGCAGTGCTGCAGATATTCGTCGTCATCGCCTGGCTCCACGCGCAGATGCGCCTGCAACTTGGCAATATCCACCGGTGCCACAGCGGGTGGAGTAACAAGGGTCAAGGCCATTGGTCATTTCCTCGGAAGACGGACCCCGCCCGAGGCAGGGCCGCTGCTGTTCTGATCAGGACTTCTTCTTCCGTCCGTCAGCCGGTTTGGCCTCGGTGGCCTCGGTGG